ACTACAACGGATGACGGCGTAACGGTTGGTCTTCCATCGGATGGCGGTGACGGCGTTGCTCCTGTTCTTGGCACGAATGTGGCGGGTGATCCTACAATGGAATGCCCAGAGGGTTACGAGCTTGTGGATGGGCCAAACGGACCTACTTGTGTTAAGATTGAGGAGTCATATCGTCTACGGGCAGGAGCAAGTACTCGACCCTACACCGGACAAACTATACGTCCAGGGGACACTGGCCCCGGCCAACGCAGGAAAGTCATCGATAGAAGGACTTACACCGCAGCGACACCTGCAGCATGAACCTACAGGCACTACCAGAGGACGCTCTAAAGGAGATCTTGGCCTTAACTGAGGCCAAGAAACGCATGGATTTAAGGGAGAAAGCGCATGAGAACTTCATGCCTTTTGTCCACCATGTGTACGATAACTTCATCGAGGGTCGGCATCACCGAGTTATTGCGGAAAAACTTGAACGTGTTGCGCGAGGAGAGCTCAAACGTTTGATTATAAACATGCCGCCTCGTCATTCTAAGTCCGAGTTTGCGTCTTACTTGATGCCTGCTTGGTTTCTAGGTAGAAACCCTAAGTTAAAAATCATTCAAGCCACTCACAACACAGAGTTGGCTGTGCGTTTTGGCCGTAAAGTAAGGGATTTAATTGATGATCCAGAGTACAAAACTATATTTCCGAACACAAACCTTAAAGAAGACAATAAAGGAGCGGGTACTTGGGGCACTGACTTGGGTGCAGAGTACTTTGCGGCGGGTGTGGGAGCGGCTATCACAGGCCGTGGCGCGGATTTACTTGTCATTGATGACCCTCATTCGGAGCAAGACGCCCTAAGTGCATCTGCGTTTGATAATGCCTACGAGTGGTACACTTCTGGTCCTCGCCAGCGTCTTCAACCGGGCGGTGCCATCATAATTGTTATGACTCGGTGGGGTAAAAAGGATTTGACGGGCCGTTTGTTGGCCCAACAGGGCAGCGATGTGATGTCTGACCAGTGGGAGGTTGTGGAATTTCCTGCGATTATGCCTAGTGACAAGCCGTTGTGGCCTGAGTTCTGGGCAAAAGACGCTCTGCTGTCGATTAAAGCTTCGTTGCCTGTTGGAAAATGGAACGCTCAGTGGCAGCAGAACCCAACAGGTTCCGCATCCGCGATTATTAAGACCGAGTGGTGGAAACGGTGGGAGGAAGAGACGGTTCCTCGGCTAGACTACATTCTTCAGTCTTACGACACGGCGTTTTCCAAGAAAGAAACGGCGGATTATTCTGCGATTACTACTTGGGGTGTGTTTAAACCCGAGGAGGGTGGTCCGGACCATATTATTTTACTTGATGCCCAGCGCGGAAGGTGGAATTTCCCTGAGTTAAAAGAGCAGGCGTTTAAGGAATACGAGTATTGGGAGCCTGATATGGTTCTTATCGAGGCCAAAGCTACAGGTACTCCTTTGATCCAAGAACTTCGGCTAAAAGGTATTCCAGCTTTAGGGTTTTCTCCGGGCAAAGGAAACGATAAGGTTACCCGAATGCACATGGTGGCCCCCATGTTTGAATCTGGAATGGTGTGGGCCCCACACGACAAGAAATTTGCGGATGAAGTTATCGAAGAGGTTGTTTCATTTCCTAATGGTGACAACGATGACTTTTGTGATAGTATGACTTTAGCACTGATGCGTTTTCGACAAGGCGGGTTTATCTCGTTGAACGGAGAGGACGATGGGGAAGAAAACTTTGTTCCTCGTAAACGGGAGTATTACTAATGGCTTTGCCACCTCGCCCAATGGGCCCAGTAGATGCTGGAATTACAATGGAAGACATGATGCCCAGCGAGGCGTCTGTTAATATAGATGTAATGGAGCCCGAGGCGTTTGAAGGCGGGGCCGAGGTTATAGAAGACGGCCAAGGTGGCGCAGTTATCCAATCTCTTCTGGACTCTCTTAACGGGGAAGTCATGGAAGAGCCCCTAGAACACTCCGTTAACTTGGCGGATCATCTCGAGGATGGTTACTTAGGAGAGCTTTCTTCTGAGCTTCGTCAGTCTTTCGAAGATGACATGGAGTCTAGGTCTGAGTGGGAGGAAGCTTACACTAAAGGCTTGGATCAACTTGGCATTAAGTACATGGAGCGCACACAGCCGTTTGCAGGCGCGTCAGGCGTCACTCACCCGCTTATAGCGGAGAGTGTTACCCAATTCCAAGCACAGGCTTACAAGGAGCTCCTACCGTCCGGTGGCCCTGTCAAGACACAGGTACTTGGTCTACAGGATGCCGAGAGAGAAGAGCAGGCTACTCGAGTTAAGAACTACATGAACTACCAGATCATGGAAGTCATGGAAGAGTTTGATCCGGATATGGATCAGCTTCTGTTTTATTTACCACTTTCGGGATCATGTTTCAAAAAAGTTTACTACGATGAGGCTAAACAACGGGCTGTCGCTCAGTTTATTCCTGCGCAAGACTTGGTTGTACCCTACGCAGCATCGGACTTGGCTACCGCTTCTAGGGTTACCCACGTTCTTAAAATGGATGCTAATGCCATACGCAAGTTGCAGATTGCGGGGATGTACCGTGATGTAGAGTTAAGCACCTTTGAGGGCGATGCTGATGAGGTCCGTCAAAAAGTTGACGAGATTCAAGGCACGTCCAAAACATACATGGACGATATATACACTATTTTAGAAATGCACGTCGATTTAGATATCGAGGGTTTCGAGGATATGTCTCCGGACGGAGAGCCTACTGGAATTGCTCTCCCGTATATTGTTTCTGTTGATGAAGGCTCGGGACACATTCTGTCTATTCGCAGAAACTTTGAAGAAGACAGTCCTCTTGCCAAGAAGCAGCAGTACTTTGTTCACTACAAGTTTATGCCTGGTTTGGGATTCTATGGCTTTGGTTTAATTCACATGATTGGTGGATTGGGTCGTGCGGCTACAAGTATTCTTCGCCAGTTGATCGATGCCGGAACGCTGGCGAACCTCCCCGCTGGCTTCAAGGCTCGGGGTGTAAGGGTTCGGAATGACGATGAGCCCTTACAGCCCGGAGAATGGCGAGATATTGACGCTCCTGGTGGAAACATACGGGATGCAATTATCCCGCTTCCGTACAAAGAGCCTTCGGGAACTCTCGCAAACCTACTTGGGACGCTCATAGAGGGCGGTAGACGCTTCGTACAGCTTGCTGACCAACAGACAGGCGATGCTAACTCTCAAGCCCCTGTAGGGACCACTGTGGCTCTCCTAGAGCGCGGCATGAAAGTTATGTCCGCTATACACAAACGTCTGCACTATGCTCAGAAGCAAGAGTTCCGAGTGTTAGCTAGGATATTCAGAGACAATCTGCCCCAAGAATACCCTTACGATGTTCAAGGCGGCGAACGTCAGATCATGGCTTCGGACTTTGACAATCGTGTTGATGTTGTTCCGGTCAGTGACCCCAACATATTCTCGATGGCCCAGCGCGTAACCTTGGCACAAACGCAGTTGCAATTGGCGCAGTCTAATCCGGAAATGCATAACCTCCACGCTGCGTACAAACGTATGTACCAAGCACTTGAGGTCCAGAATATTGATGAGGTGTTGCCCCCTCCTCCTCAACCCAAGCCTTTGGATCCAGCTATCGAGAACGCCCGTGCGTTAATGGGCGAGATTCTGACAACATTTCCAGATCAGGATCACGATGCCCACATCCGCATTCACTTGATGTTTATGAAGACTCCCTTGGTGTCGACGTCTCCGACAGTCATGGGTACGTTTTATGCTCATGTCATGGAGCACCTATCTCAGAAGGCCCGTATGATGGTTGAGACAGAGATTTCCGAGATCATGAAGCAGGCGCAAGCCTCTGTAAGCGCGGGACAGCTTGATCCACAGGCTGCTCAAGCACAAATGGCGCAAGTTCAGCAGGATATGCAAGACCCAGCCCAGATGGAAAAACTGATATCCATGCAGATGGAGCAGTTAATGACTGAGGTGATGCCGCAGCTTATGCCTCAAGGCAACAGCCCTATGGACGATCCTCTGGTGCAGATTCGTATGCAAGAGTTGGAAATTAAAGAAAAAGATCTACTTCGTAAGACGGAAGAAGATCAGGGTCAGATGTTGGTTGAGCTCCAGAAAATGCAGCAACGTGCAACCACTGACTCTGCGAGAATCGAAAGCCAAGAAGAAATTGCGGATAATCGGAACGAGGTTAATCGTGAGCGCATCGACATCCAGCGACAGAAATTGCAGCGAGGCTAAGTTAGGGTTTGAATTATGGATCCATTTACTGCCATGGCGGCTGCAACTGCTGCTTATAACGGAATAAAGAAAAGCGTTCAACTTGGCCGAGAGCTAAGTGACATGTCAAAATCCATATCGTCGTGGAGTAAGGCTGTCAGTGATTTAAACTTTTTAGAAGACAAAGCTAAAAAACCCCCAATGTATAAGATGTTCACTGACACTCAGTCGAGCGCATTGGAGATATGGACCCAAAAGAAAAAACTAGACGAAATGAGAGAGGAGATTCGTGCGTTTATCAGTTGGAATTACGGGCCAAAAGCGTGGGAAGAAATTGTCAGGATCGAGGCCCAGCAACGTAAAGAACAACGGGAGTTGGTATACGCCAAGCAGGAGTTTATAGACAAATGCATCAACTGGGCAGTTGGGCTTTCTGCGGCTTTTTCTGGGCTCGGCATCTTAGCTGTTGTTGTGTACATTATTGGCGCAAATCAAGGTAAGTGGTAATGCAAGTCCGGATGGGTTCTGATGTACATCTATGTGACTTATATAGGCCGAGTAAAGACTCCGCACTGGTCTGTTGTAGACAAAAACGGGAAAATCATTATAATAACACGCTACAAAGACATTGCTTTGAGTTACGCAAGACGGAGACAAAACCGTGACAGAGTTTGAGAAAGTTGACACTAACGGAAGTGGCGTAGTGGAGAAGTCCGAATGGGATGCTCTTGACTATGAGGACAGGCGCAGACGGCTTGACGATGAGGATTCCAAACGGGACCAACAGCGCAAGATGGTTTGGTTTGCTTTGTGCGGAATGCTTCTTTACCCGTTTGCGATTATGGTTACGGCCTTGGGTGGGTTGCATGAGGCTGTGTCCGCCCTGTCATCTATCGCTGGCGTTTACTTTGTCAGTGTTGCGGGTATCGTTGGAGTGTTCTTCGGCGTAACTAACATGGGGAAAAAATAATGATACAAGCATTTTTAGGACCTATTGCAAATCTGGCGGGGACTTGGTTGAACTCGAAAGTCGAAACCAAGCAGGCCGAGACGAGGATGAAGGTTAGCGAGGCAGACGCGAGAGCAAAAATTATGCTGTCTGCTGCCACGTCAGAAGCGGATTGGGAAAAGATCATGGCCCAAGGTACGCAGAACAGTTGGAAGGACGAGTATTTGGTAATACTTTTTAGTATACCTCTTATACTTTCGTTCACCGGGGAGTGGGGCAGAACGGCTGTGGCGGATGGTTTCGGTGCGTTGTCCAATATGCCCGAGTGGTATCAATATACGTTAGGTGTGATCGTAGCAAGTAGCTTCGCCGTGAGATCCGCTACCAAGTTCTTTGGCCGAAATAAATAATGTGGATTTTAGTCTGGCTGACTGTAACTAACCTACACGGGTTGCAGTACTTTCAACTAGGCGCATACGAAAGCAAGGCTCTTTGTCTACAGGAGCAAGAGAAAGCAAGGGTGATGATCACTCAGATTAACATCACGGTTGCATGTGTTCAAACAATAGTTGAGGTGAACGAAAATGAGTGACGCTCTAAAGATACTGCAGAAAAAATGCGGGTGTACACCGGACGGATCTTTTGGACCGAACACGGCTCGAGGTATCGCAGAGCATTACGAGCTATCCCCAGAACGCGGGGCTCATCTGTTGGGTCAAATTATCCATGAATCTGGTACGTTTAAGTATGTTCGTGAAAACTTGAACTATAGTGTTGACGCAATGATGAAGGTTTGGCCTAGCCGTTTTCCCACAGAAGAGAGCGCAAAGCCCTATGAACGAAACCCTAAAGCACTGGCGGACAAGGTGTACAGTGGTCGTATGGGCATTCCCGAGGGCGAAGGCCACAAGTGGATAGGTCGTGGATTTCTTCAGTTGACCGGGTATAACAACGTTAAAGCTTTTGCCACAGACATGCGAGTTCCAGAGGTGATGACAGATCCCTCACTTTTGGAAGAAGATTATGCCTTTGACACAGGAGTCTGGTTCTTTAAATCCAACAACCTGTGGAAAATCTGTGACGAAGGTGTTAACGATGACACAATTAAACGTCTAACTCGAAAAATAAACGGCGGATATACGGGGTTGGATCATAGAATTAAAGAGACGAACAAGGTCTATGCTTGGTTAAAATAGACCACTTGAGGAAGGACCCAACATGACTACGATAATGATCACTATTTTACCAGACGGTATGCCCGTCGATAAAATGGAAGAAACAGAACAAGGGTACACTTGTCCTTTGCCGACTCAAGATCCTGACGCCAATATGGAAAACATGGATATGGCGGAGTATGAGCATAACTACCGTGAAGCGGACACGGATGAGTATTGTGGGATTTGTGCCAACTATAACCAAACGGATGAGATAATGAATTGCATCGAAACAGACTCAGGGGACTTAGGGTACTGTCAAGTTCTGAAATTTGTATGTTCCACAGAGTATGTCTGTGACATATGGGCCAGCGGTGGCCCGATTACATCGGAAGCACAAGAAGAATACAAGGACATACTATAATGGATGTTGTAGACTTGGCAAAACATCTATACAAGAAAATTGAAGAGCGTGAAAAAGATATTGCAAATGCTCTTTCTCTCGGTGCTGTGAAGGATTGGGAGCAATACAAAATGTCTGTCGGAGAGATACGGGGACTCTCTCTTGCTAGAGAAGAAATCAAGACCCTGCTGGAAAGAAACGTAGACGATGTCGAAGACTTTATATCTTCCTGATTCCGTTGCGCAGAAAATGAACAAAGAGAAAGCTGCAACCGCAGCCCCATCTTCGTCTTTGGATAGCGCGTATGTGACATCAGAAGACCGGGTGTTAGACCCAAACCTTTTAGAAAAACCATTGCTCGATCGATTGCCGCAGCCGACAGGTTGGCGTCTTTTGGTTATGCCGTACCAAGGCAAAGCCAAGACAGCATCGGGT